CGACTCGACGAAAAATGCGCGACAAATACCGTGGATGAAGAATGTGCGGACTATCCGGCGTATAAAGAGAAAAAGCGACTCGACGAAAAATGTGCGACAAATACCACGGATGAAGAGTGTGCGGACTATGTAGCGTATAAGGCAGAAAGACAATGCGGTAGTGATGATAGTATCAGGGACCCATTATGTTTCATTAAGATGTGTTTGAAAAAGGACACACCTTCTATTTGTGAACAGAATCCGGCTCGCGATCGTATTAGGTCCACCGCAAAAGAAATAGATGATGAAATTTTAGAAGAGTTGTGTAAAGATTCTAAAGATAGTAGTGGAAAATTCAGATCGAATGCTCCTAGTGCGTGTCGCAGTACCGGTAGTATGTGTGGTAATGCGACTAAGGGTGGTAAATGCCATGGTAATGCTTGTTGTAGCTCATATAATTGGTGCGCGGCAACGACTGGGGGTCAACAGACAGCTCATTGCGCATACAGTGACGGACAGGGGGGGTATCGCGGTAGGGATGGTGGGAAGTATGACGGAACCGCTTCGCGTGATGAAGCAGATAAGATAGCGAGACGTCCGGCTAATTTCTTAGATATGGTGTATCAGCGAGTTGGAGATACGCCGTTCTGTGATATACCCGCGAACGTGTTAGATCCGGAATGCGATGATTCTGATCTTGCCATGTCCATCGCAAAAGAAATAGATGATGAAATTTTAGAAGAGTTGTGTAAAAATTCTAAAAAGATTGATGGAAGATTCAAATGGAATATTCCTAGTGCGTGTCGCACGACCGCTACAGAATGGAACCCGGATGACTACGACAATATGAAGTATCGCTGTGGGTATGGAGAATGGGATGGGGATCGTTATAGAAAATTTGGTAATACTAAGTGTCCGAATGACCATTGTTGCAACAGAAACAATTGGTGTGGCGCGCCGACGAGTTCTGGGCAGAAATCTGCCGATGCTTGGTGCTTTGTACCCGACGGGAAAGGGGGTTATCGCGGTAGAGACAATGGGAAATTTGATGGTGATGCTTCGCGTCAGGAAGCAGATAAGATAGCGAGACGTCCAGCCAATTTCTTAGATATGGTGTATCAGCGAGTTGGAGATACGCCGTTCTGTGATATACCCGCGAACGCGTTAGATCCGGAATGCGATGATTCTGATCTTGCCACGCCCATCGCAAAAAAAATAAGTGTCCGAATGACCATTGGTGCAGCATTTTAAATTGGTGTAATAAGTGGTCGACATCTGGACAGCCTAATCAGAATGGTTGGTGCTTTGCATCCGACGGGAAAGGGGGTTATACTGGTAGAGACAATGGGAAATTTGATGGTGATGCTTCGCGTCAGGAAGCAGATAAAATAGCGAGACGTCCAGCTGATTTCTTAGATACAGTATATCAACGAGTCCAGGAAAGGAAGGCGTCATGAGCGTGATACATCACGGTAATGATGTATAAAGATATATGAGGTATATATAGTAACATGATTAGTACTTGTGCATTTACTCCCATTGTCGCCTCATCCTATAAGCGCAAACAGAGTCGTATGTATTCGAAAAATAAAAAAACAAACGTAGATCAATTAATCCGAAAAAATAAACGTATCCAGGCATCTATTCATAAGCGACGCGATAATTCAGTATGGAAAGATAACAATCGTCGTATCGTTCTCGAAGAACTCGTTTCGTTTCTAGATCTACTAGATGATGTTGTTGATATTCTCGATAGCGAGGATTTTGATTGTGGTGAGGTACCCGATGAACTCAATGACATTTTCAATGTGTGAATACAAAACAGCCTTTACCAGTTAGATATCTTGATCATATTTAACTAGTAATTGATAGAAGTAACTATTTAATTTAAACACCGGGTAGGGCCTTCTTCTTAGGAGCAGCCTTCTTAGGAGCAGCCTTAGCAGGGGTGGCAGCTACTGGGGCATCACCCTTAGGACCTGGAGGGCCGGCGGGACCGGCGGGACCGGTGGGACCGGTGGGACCTGGAGGGCCGGCAGGACCAGGGGGACCAGCGGACCCCGCACCACCCGCACCACCCAACTCACACTGATCTAATATCTTGCCGAGTAGTGTGTACAGTTTAGTCTTATCAATACGGACACGGGTAATCTCATCTTCGATTTCCTGGCGAAGTGAAGTCATAGTAATATATATAAAGGAAATATTATCTTTAAACTAAATGATACTCATCGGGTCATCTCTTAAATCAGGGATTGGCCAACACGCGAGAAAATATACCAAACTATTTACACCACATGCTGCATATTATCAAGTGGGTGAGACTTTACCTGAGGAGAAAGATGGTCTGATATTTATTTTACCCATTGTTCAACATATGAAATATGTAGAATACGCTAGAACCCGTGTGAAAAACTTAGCCTGTATGACCGTATGCGAAACCGAAACAGTACACGAGGATTACCAGATGATCATGGATGAATTTAAAACCGTACTGGTCCCCAGTGAATTCTGTAAACGTGTATTTTCGAAACAGTTTCCGAATAACATATTCAAGGTCCTACACGCACATATACCGACACCACAACCTAAACCATATACATTCTATTTCATAGGAAATGCTATGGATCAGCGTAAGAACTTCAGGAATATTCTCCAGGCATTCATACGGTTAAATGAACCAAACACACGCCTGCTGGTGAAAGCCACGTGTAATAAGGATATAGATATACAATTACCACGGGTAGAAGTGATTAATGAGTTACTTTCAGATGCAGAGATGGATGAGTTACATTGGAAGTGTGACTGTTACGTGAGTTTTTCTAGTTCTGAAGGCGTAGGAATGGGTGCGATAGAAGCGGCAATCAGGGATAAACCAGTCATTATCACGAATTACGGTGGTGCGCCTGAGTATATCAAAACACCGTATACGATTGAGTGTGATATCCAGGAATTAAGCGAAGATGATTTCCTATTCAAAAAGGGTATGAAATGGGGGAAACCAAACTTCGATCAACTCTTGGACTTCATGAGGCACGCATACGAAAATGATGTTCGCGTGATGGAACACGGATTCACGCGCAAACTTGTAGGTAAGAAAAATGTATTAGAGGAATTCGCTCTCAACGTAACCAGTGATGAACATCACGAGTCCGGTAAGGATAGCACCTGACGTGAGCGAACCCTTTTGAGCTATGAGCATCATGTTAATATCATCTATGAACGCAACACCTGTGGGCTTTTTAATGAACTCGGGAATCATCTTAGCGACAATCATATATACGATCATCGAAATGATGACAGGCTTTAACGTATCCTGGTCTAGCATTTATAGTATAGCAATAAAATAATATTACATGTTCAAATTCGGCTTTTTACCTAGCACACTCTCACCCTTACTCAAACTATGCTTTTTACAGAAAGATCCGTTTACACATTTAAACGTACACCGAGTCCCTTTCAACGTAAGCGCCTGGCATACTTTGTTTACATGTTTACTTTCACGAACTTGTGTTGGCAGCTCTTGAAGAAAAATAAGTGTTCGTGATTGTTTCTTCTCTTCGTGCTGTTGGTACCTCTGTTTCATCTTCATAATACTCCGACCGAGATGCTCACACGCATCGTCGACAGTATCTTGCTTACGCACCAGGAGCGCTGATCGAATAGATTCTTCGTAAGTAGTCATTTTAATTGCTTGAAATTATACATAAAATTATTCACTTAAGTTACATTTAATGTACTGATAATTATGAATCTATCCTGGTACTCTACGTGTAATGTATGTAATGTACCGTTGAACCCAAAAATCCGTACACGCGGAGAAGCTAACAAGATCTTCGTGCGACACTATAAAAATGTACGCCCACTGTTCACATACAATAACGAGAAATTCTATTCGTTTATAGGAAACGGTCTAAAAGTCAAACCCGTTTGTTATTCGTGTTTTATACACAAACCAAAACCACTTCTAGAAGCTCTACGATCCAGGGAACTTGGTCAGTGTCGAAACGTTCTACCCAAAAGTAAATCCAAGAGTGAGAAAGAAATTGTACAATGGTTCGATGGACTTGTACGCGAAGCTACCAAACGAGGGCTAATCAAACCTAAGTCGACATTTTAAAATGGTATAAACCAAGTAAAATGAACAAACATGGATACAAATTCCCATCGGATTGGCGCATCGAGAGTATCAAACGTACGGGTGGTGCCAGTCGTGGTCAAGTTGATCATTATTATTTCACACCGGAAGGTAAACGATTTAGATCGAAAGTGAAAGCTTTGAAATATCTCAAACAATCTGAACCTTGTGAAAATATAGAGACAGTCGACGACACATCCGATTGTGGATTTATTTATATTTTAACCAACACATGTTTCAAAGAAAAATTTATTAAAGTTGGGATGTGTACCTCGATCGATTCTCGTCTAGGAATTCTAAACTCAGGTGTTTATGAAAAATTTAAAGTTCATACACTCTTCAATACTCATTTCAAAAATAAAAAAAATGGTAAAAAAACTGTTTGTTCATACATAACAAAAAGGATTGAAATGTACTTGCATGCGCGCTTCAATCACCTGAGAGCGAATAACGGAGAGTTCTTTTTAGTTGACCCCGATACCGTGAATGATGAACTGAAGTTTATCCACAGTAAGATCGTACCATATGTAAATCTAGGCGCGGACAAGGTGCGCGAATTTATGGATACCCTTATCACGTGGGCAAAAGTATGTAGCATGGAGGATGATCTCCACTTAAGTTAGAGACAAAAGTTGTAATAAAATCAAGAAAATATGGAGAGTGTCCAAAAACTCACACATATAGAACACGTTCTCAAGAGACCTGACTCATACGTCGGTCCGGTTGATCTAGGAACCGAACCCTACTGGATCCTTGATGGTCAGAAGTTCACCAAGAAGAACTTGAAATACTCCCCAGCCCTCTTGAAAATCTTCGATGAAATTCTCGTCAACGCCATCGACCGTAACTCTCTCCACCCCAAGCAGGTAAGTTCCATCTCTGCCAGTATCAACAGGGAGATGGGTTCTGTGACTATCGAGAATAATGGACCACTCGGCGGGATTTCTGTAAAAATGCACGAGAAGGAGGGTCTATGGAACCCTGAACTCGTCTTCGGACACCTACTCACAAGTACCAACTATGATGATACACAAAAAAGAATTGTTGGTGGTCGCAACGGCTATGGCGCCAAGTTGGCGAACATTTACTCGAGTGATTTTTCTGTAGTCATCAAGGATCACGAGACGAAGCAGACATACACTCAATCTTGGTCGAAGAATATGACTGTCTGCGACCCACCAAAAATTAAAAAACACTCGGGTGCTACGTCATCCGTGGCCATCACCTTTACCCCCGAGTGGAAACGTTTCGGAATGTCCAAAATGGACGATACCATCTTCAAGATTTTTCAGAAACGAGTTTGGGATGCGAACATCTGTACGACCCAGAACTGTAAAGTGAAGTTCAATGGCGAAGTTCTTCCGAAACAAAACTTTGAGGCTTATGCCAAAATGCATGAAGGTGTTGATCAGGTTGCATCCGTTACCACTGACCGTTGGTCGGTATGTATCGGACCGGCAGAAAATGGTATGGAACAGGTTTCGTTCGTAAACGGTATCTGTACCACGAAGGGTGGTACCCATATCGATCACGTGGCCAACATTGTCGCAAACGGTGTCATTGAGGACATGGCGAAAAAGATTAAACTGAAACCCCAACAGGTGAAGAATGCTTTTACGATATTTGTAAAGGCGACACTCGAAAACCCGAACTTTTCCAGTCAAGTGAAGTCTGAATGTACGACTAAATCCCAACATTTCGGGAGCAAGTTTGAACTACCCAAAACATTTGTTAAGAATGCACTCAAGACTGGTATTGCTGATGAACTCACGGCACTCTCAAAGTTCAAGGAAATGAAAGAACTCAAGAAGACTGATGGAGCCCGAAAGTCCAAGATCACCGGTATCCCTAAGTTGGACGATGCGAACAGGGCTGGTACAGCTCAATCTGGGAGGTGTACACTTATCGTGACTGAAGGTGATTCGGCTAAGACTCTCGCTGTCGCAGGTCTCTCTGTGGTCGGTCGTGACCACTACGGTGTGTTTCCTCTTCGAGGTAAGTGTAAAAATGTCCGGGACTCTTCAGTAGCACAGCTGACATCCAACCAGGAGTTTAACGATCTCAAGAAGATTTTGGGACTTCAACAGGGTAAGGAGTACACGAGTGTTTCGGAACTTCGCTACGGTCGCCTCATGATCATGACAGATGCGGATAATGACGGGAGTCACATCAAGGGTCTCATCCTTAACATGATTCATTACTTTTGGCCCAGTCTTTTGAAACTGAACTTTGTAGTGTCGATGGTGACACCAATCATCAAGGCTACGAAGGGCTCAGAGAGCAAGTCGTTCTATACCGACTCCGCGTTTCGGACTTGGTACGGCGATGGTAGGGCTGGATGGCGAATCAAGTACTACAAGGGGTTGGGTACCTCGACGAGCGCAGAAGCTCGAGAATATTTCCGGAAGATTCAAGACCTTACTGTACAGTTTGATGTGGATACGATGACGGATGACTCTATCGTTCTTGCGTTCGATAAGAAGAAGGCTGACGCGAGAAAGACGTGGCTTCTCGAAAGTACCGCCAAGAATGCGAACCAACTTGAAGTGTCGTATGGAAAGGTTAAACAATTGGACATCACAGACTTTGTCCACAAGGACTTGGTAAACTTTTCTTTGGCTGATCTCAAACGTTCTATCGCACATGTAGCAGATGGCCTCAAACCTTCACAGCGTAAAGTTATGTACGCATGTTTTCAAAAGAATCTCACCGGAGAAATGAAAGTGGCACAACTGGCGGCTTTCGTTGCGGAGAAGAGCGCCTATCACCACGGTGAAGTGTCCCTCGCAGAAACCATTGTAAAGTTGGCGAATGACTACACTGGGTCGAACAACATTAATCTTCTGGAACCCTGTGGTCAATTTGGTACGCGACTCATGGGTGGAAAGGATGCGTCACAGACGAGGTACATCTTCACTCGCTTGACTCCCGAAGCTCGAACTCTTTTCGATCCCAGAGATGATGCTATTCTCAACTACCTCGACGACGACGGTCGGGCTATCGAACCCGACTTTTATATGCCGACCATGCCCATGGTTTTGGTAAATGGTACAGAAGGTATTGGTACCGGTTTTAGTTGCTATGTCCCACCGTTCAATCCCATGGATATCAAAAAAAACATCATGAACATTCTCAATGGAAAGAGCATCGAACGTATGAAACCTTGGTTCAGAGGTTTCAAGGGAAAAGTTTTCGAACAAGACGACGATTCTTGGATCACACAGGGGATATGGAGTAGTGCTGGAAGAACAATTAAAGTATCTGAACTTCCTCCGGGGCGCTGGACCCAGGATTACAAAGAACACCTGGATATGCTGGCTGAAAAGAAAGTCATCAGCGGTTTCACGAATAACAGCACAACTGAGACTGTAGATTTCCTCATCCAAGATTATACGGGTACAGATGTCGTCAAAGATCTTAAACTACAAAAGGTCATTCGTACATCGAACATGCATCTATTCCACCCCACACGGGGTATCCACAAATATCAAACGCCAGAAGATATCCTCGTCGATTTTGTAAACCTCCGACGCGAACATTACATTAGACGCAAGGCGTATCTTCTCAAAGTACTTGAAGTCAAATCGACGATGTGTGAGTACAAATCGCGATTCGTGACCATGGTCATTAATGGGGATATAGTCGTCTTCAGGCGTAAGAAACAAGATCTCGAACGTCAACTCTCGGAACTGTTTCCTAAAATCGGTGACACGTATGACTACCTTTTGAACATTAAGACTGTACAATACACGGATGAGAGTGTCAGGGAACTCTTATCACAATCGAAACAGGCGTATGCGGAGCTTGAGGCCATGAAGTTGGTATCTCCCATGACCATGTGGGAAAATGATATTAAAAATTTATAGATAGTAGATAAGTATGGACTTAAAAGGTCCTGATCAAGCGGCCATTTTAGCTCTAAACGCTATAGGTCAACAGGATACACATCTTTTACGAACTGATCCAGAACATTCCCTTTTTAAATATGAGTCTAAACAACATTCAAACTTTACAAAATTTCATAAGCGAAAAACCATATCCAGACCATCTTCAGAAACAGGATTATCAACATGGCCATTTGGTAAAACGGTGAAAGTTTCATTAAATCCACAGAATATGGGCGACCTCCTGTCAAATATGTATATACATATGACATTTCCAGCCGTAAATTCATCTTCAAATATAGCAGACCAACTAGGGCGTCATGTCATAGAAAGCGTAACTATGACAGTTGATGAGTTGGAAGTGGATAAATATCACGATGATTGGGGTGTTATTTATGATGAATTATATCTCGATACATCAGAGAAACGTACGAAGCGATACACGATAAATCGCAATCAAGCGGATGATGTATCACATTTCAATGATATTTCGTTATCGAGATATAAGTCGACGTTGATGATTCCCATACCATTGTTTTTTTCCCGTAAATATGAAGGTGATGAATACGATTCAAATTCCCCGAATAGACCTTATTTTCCAACGTGTGCCATACACAAACAAAAAATCGAATTTGAAATAAAGTTCCACCCGATTGCGTTTTTTACGAATAATCTACAGAGTGATGATTTAAATTCAAGGAATATCATAGTAAACGAGTTCGATATAATAACAGAAGAATTGACCGTATCTCAACCAGAACGTACATTTTTAATGTCAACAGAACAGACATTGATAACAGACATTGTAAAAAAACATCCAACAGTGGAAACAGTTGTGGGTGAAAACTCAGTTAAATTACAACTCGTCCCGAATATACCAGTAAAAACAATGAACTGGTTTCTGCGAAAGACATCACTTGAAGATAGCAATGTAATTGGAACTGAAGCGAATATACGAGCTAGCGCATTCTTGAATAGGTTCAACTTTTCACAGTCCGACGTTTATTCACCCTTTAACGAGTTTAGTACAGCAGTCTTAGACTCGGCGAAAATATATGTGAATGGCCAGGATTTACCAAATATACCACTCGCCGATCACAACTATTACAAGTTCATCGTCCCTACTCAATGCAGGTTATCACGACCTAATAGAAATATTTACACGTATGCCTTCTCGATGAATCCTATCAATGTGGAGCCATCGGGAAGTCTAGATTTTAGTAAGTTGAATTCGGATCGTACACTATTAGAGGTAAATTTGAGAGCGGGGTTGACAGATACTTACACTTTACATTTATACTATGTCGGATATCAGACATTTAAATTTAGCGGAGGATTCATGTCACTTGCTTATTAAATAACACGGTGTGATGCACCCGAATATAATCGACAATCTTATTCTTAATACACCACCTGATAAAGTTCAGTTGTGCTACAGTCGTGTGGATTTCATCAGGTGTACCCGGAACTTTGTATGTTATTTTATCCGCTCTACAGAAAGGATCGAATAACTTTTTACTGTACCCATCTAAACTCGACTTGTAGGCACAATGAACACTAAAAATTCGTCCATCATTAGTCTCATATGATAGGTTGTTTTTCTTCGAATAGTTGGTGATAAACCACTCCAGGTTTCGGAGAGAAATACCACCCGTTTTGTTTAGTAATTCGATAAGCGTAGCTCTATTCTCTGGTACGGTATAAAACGTGTTGATAGATGATAATAGAATGTCAGACTTATTCATTCTTCATTATTACATAATAGAAGTTATTTCTCTAACTTCCTTTGTTTGAGATTTTTCACACGCTGGACATCCAGAAACAAATCCAGATGGAAATGGATGATTATGGCGCAATGGTCCATTTGGCATGATAATAGGAGTGCCTGGACGAGGGTCGTTTATATGTAGACAGCAATATCCATCCCTGATAGCCCGATTTACACACAATTTACCATTCTTCCGCACCCCCAGACAATGGGTGTCGTTTTCAGGTGCCAAATCGCGTCGCACGTTTTTCACTGGGATTGAATATATGGAAGACACCTTCTCGACGATTTCACACGTGTGTATGTGATTATCTTTTTGTAGTTTAGTGATGACAGCTTTATGTTCTCGCTTTAGATGTTGAATCTGTTCTCTATATCGTTCAACAGTTTCTCGCAACGTTTTAGTATTTTGCTCTTTATAGTCATGGACGGCGTGTGCTAGCTTTTCTTTGAAATGTTTACCCTGTTCACGGATGTATTCTTTCGTTTCTTTTTCGCGTTCCTCATTCTGTCGACGCGCTTCTTTTTGGATTAGAACGGCAATCTGATCGACAATACCTGACATGTATTATCATACAGCCTTTTTTTTAAATATATCACTGAGTAACATTTGTTTAGACGAACCATCATTGTCATCCTTTTTTTTCTTTTTTTTTTTCGGCTTAGCTCTAAGAAGCAATTCTCCAAAAATATCATCCTTCACATTTTCAAACAAAGGTTCTAGAAGATCGCATACGGGTTTCAAGAACTTATTCAAAAAATAGTATGGGTAATCAATATCTAAATTATGCTCTTTCGCGTATACAGGGTCTTCTGATTTTTCGAATGCACGAGATTTATCGTCACCGGTTTTTACTAATATATATGGTACGCGATCACCCGATTGAGGTTCCGAACCTGGCTGTCTTTCGCGCATTTTTCTCACCACTTGAACATGCGCTTGGTTTATATCCACTATGTGATCACTTAATACAGATACATTCTCACCCTTCACCTTATATGAATCAGAAAGACTTTGACTCAAAATGAGTTTTTCGTTGGGAACGTCACCTTCAAGCAATTCAACTGCTCGTTTACGGGCCAACGCCTTGGGCTCGACCGTATCTGCACTATCTAAAATGACATCGAGAAGTTCTTTACACACCTCACGCATATGTGGTGTATTGTCCCGTCTAACTAACTGTAAACCCTTTACATCAATGTAATCCATATTCATCTCGCCGTCTTTACCCTTCGTCCAAAGTTTAGCTGCGTACCGTTTTTTCGAATATAGAAAATACGGGCAGTACACCTTTTCCAATTCGAGATTATTCGGCGCTTTGAATAGTTTCGTACATTCGTCCGCAGCCTTTTCACCCAGCTCCCAGCTGTATTCGATAGCTTCTTTACCAGTACGAGAACCCACGTCAAATTCAATCATTACACTGTCAGTGTCACCATAACGAACGTATGAACCAGGATAATTCGTCTCGACATACTTTTTAGTTTCGTCAATCATGTCACGCCCTTTCATTGTGGTTGTAGAAGCAATGGCAACACACGGAAGTATCCCCTTAGACGCACCCGTGAATCCATACACTGAGTTCATCGAAATCTTATACGCGAGCTGCTTACCATTGTACATTTGTTTAGTCGCACCTGTGGAATTTGCCATGTCTTTCTTAGCCTGTTTTCTAAACTGCTTCAACTCTGAAAGAATGCTCGGTAAAATACTGGGAACGTTTTGTGCGAATGTATGATCACCGAATCGTTCATATTCGACTCCGGGTATATTGTCGTACCGACTATCTCGAACAAGTGTGGAATAACACAAATTGTGTGCCATCATGATAGAGGGATACAGCCCTTCAAAATCAAGTGCGGTGATTGGTGTATAATAAGCACCTGATTGAGCTTCTAAAACTGTCGCACCCACGTATCCAGTATTATCCACATGTCCATATTCGTATGTTGGGACTTTGAATCCCATCTCACGAGCCTTTTTGGTCAGTTGACTAAAAACCTTGATCTGCTGCCCTCTTTCAACCAAGTAACTTAAGGGTACCCAAGTGGCTTTAGCCATCTCCAACAAATTCATAAGTGTCGATAACTTAGCGATCAATCTATGTGGCAATAGTGTATCTTTTATACAGTATTCGGCAACTTCACGTAGTTCATTCGGATCTCCTCTCACAAAACGCGCAAACATTTCTTTCGGTGGCATGTCAATCTTCTGGTCTCCCAAATAAATCTGCGAAACATTGTTAAGTTTATACGAATCTAATTTATACTCGCGTTTAACCTCATGGAATAAATCAAAAATAAATCTCCCCGGCATTGGCACAAGTTTCAATTCATTATCACCCAACGCACTCGAAGAAAGTTTTTTGCGAGATAATGTACAAGTAAAGTCTCTCAGTTTACTCATTCGATAAAAAGCCAAGGGGCAATTGTTCAGCATACCACGTTCCATGATGTATTCTAAATCAAAACCAAAGATATTCCAGCCAGTTATAACATCTATGTCATGTTGGTTAATATATTCACTAAACCCCATCAGGAGATCACGTTCAGACTTGTAACTTACTATAGAACACCCGTCGATATTGTTATCAGTATCCTTGTAACATAAACACGTCTTGTCATATGGTTCGTCTTCACCAAATCGCATGAGTGATATCGCAATTTGGAAGCATGCGTCTCCGGATACAGACGGATCGGGGAATTTTCCAGTAGAACTATGACACTCAATATCAAGCGACGCAATAACAAATGGAGCAATATCCGTCGTGTCAAATGGTTTTAGATTTCTCCAGTCCTCACATTTCAAGTCTATGTCAACTTTCGTATAAAATGCGGGTTCACACGATCCACCTGTATCTACCCAGCCCGTAGATTGAATACCAGTGCGATGCATGAGTCGCAATACTGGATCAAGATTTGCTTCAAATACCTTTAATTTCTGAGACAGACCGGTTATAAATTTTCGTAATCGGTTACTTATATTGCGTCGAGAAATGAGGTTGGTGCAGTGAATTTGAAGAAAGTGACTCTTCTCACCGTTTTGAAACCCTTCCATATCCTTCGCTTCAACAACGTCGATGTCAACTATGTCCGGACACGTTCGCTTTATGTAGCGTATAAGTGAATTGGGTGTCATCGTACCGGGTATTTTCACGTAAAAATACGGTATGAACTTAGTCGTAACACAGACGGACTCGCCTTTCATTGTCTTACCAAAAAGACGTATGATATGATCGTCATCTTCGTCTCGAGCATCCCAGGTGAGAACCTGAAATTGCACCATACTTCGTTATAGAGCTAAAATTTTAATATCGTTTATTAATAAATGTCTGCTGCGTTGACCGAACTTGTGTCTAAAGGAGCTCAGGATGTATACATCACTGGCGACCCCCAGGTTTCGTTTTTTCATCAAAACTACAAACGTCACACAAATTTTGCTATCAAACCAGAACGCCTCGATTATATCGGAGTGTTCGGCCCCGGTAATGAAGTCAGTATCCCTTTGAGCACGAAGGGTGATTTACTTAGTTACATTTGGGTGGAAGCGAATGATATAGCCGCCGCCGGAACAAATCCAACTGGATTCTTCAGCGCGGATGATTCTTCTACCACCGAATTTTCCCTTTGGATCGGTGGTCAGGAAGTAACTCGCCTCGATTCCCTTTACATCCAGGGTGTACACAATCTTCTATACAAACAGGATCAAGCGAAAGCTTCTTGTGGCTTAACTCTCGACGAAGTTCCTCAAAATATACGCGGAGGAAACAACAGTAACCCCCAAATGGGAAATCATTATGTCATTCCCTTCTTTTTCAGTGAGGATTGGACAAAGTCGCTCCCTCTCACGTCGCTTCAATATCATCAAGTTGAATTACGTATCAAGTGTCGATCTGGTTTTGCCCCTGCGAGTACACCTAAGGTATATGCCACATATGTCTATCTCGACACCGAAGAGCGCCAAATGGTCGTTGACCACGAGCATGAACTTCTCATCACTCAAGTGCAGTACCAGCCCATGTCTGCCGATGATGTTGATGTTGATCTCACCTATTTCAACCACCCCGTCAAGGCTTTACACGTCGTTTCATCTGAAGCGGACGGTGGGGTGTGGAATGAAAACTGGACATTTGATACATCTACCCTGTATATCAACGGCACACCCTTATTTGAGGACATGTCTTCGACGTACCATCACACAGTCGTACCCGAAATGCATTGTTCCGTACTCGCACAAGATTCCCTTAATACGGTGTCTACGTTCACATGGCCGTTCTGTCTTACGATGAACAAGAGTCAGCCATCCGGGTCACTGAACTTCTCGCGCATCGACAATGCGAAATTGAATTTGAAGGGTACCGGTGTACGTAATGGATCGATCGTCCGGGCGTACGCTGTCAACTATAACATCCTGAGAATTAAGGATGGTATGGCTGGTGTAGCATTTGCGAATTAATTAACCAGAAGAACCAAAACCGCGGGTTCCGCGTTCAGTATCTTCAATATCAGTGACTTCTTCGATCGAAGGTGTTTCACATTTTTCCAAGATGAGTTGGGCGATTCGATCCCCTTGTTTAATCTCGAACTTTTCTCCCCCGTGATTAAATAAGATAACCTTCAACTCACCCGTATAATCAGGGTCAATAACACCTGCACCAGTCTGAATCCCGTATTTTACAGCAAGACCGGAACGAGGTGCGATACGACCGTATACACCGAGTGGAATTGTCGCGGCGATTCCCGTATTGACGATACCACGCTCCATTGGGGGGATATACATGTCGATAGTACTGTACAGGTCATACCCAACCGAACCAGGGGATGCGCGCGTTGGCAGAATAGCGTTATCGGTTAGACGTTTAATGAGAAGGTTCATTTACTTATGGTACGACCATACCCTTTATACCAGTTATAAATTTACGCACATGTCGACGTCATCCGCTTGGTATACAGTATAAGTGCCGACATTAGAAATCCGTTGATACATATAGACATATTAAGTAGTATCTTCCTGATAGTATGACCATAATTAACTTCCACTAAATGACGACGTTCATTTTCATTTGATTCTTCGATTTCACTTTGTGTATATTCCAAATCTTCGATGATTTTAGACAACGTCTCGATAACTTCGTTAGGATATTTAACCATTTTATAGTAAACATACGACATTCCTACTTAAGTTACTGTTTTGTAAAATATGAAAACATGATTTGGTATTACTGTCGTTCATGTAAGATTACTTATGATGGATTCGCACAATGTTGCCCCGAACTCGATCATGTAAAAGTTGAGGAGACTACTAGTGATAGCGATAGCGAATAGATAAAGAAATCAGGTTATTTAAATAAAATGAACGTAGTACAACGTCTAAAAAGACTACCATGGCAGTCACTGTGTCGCCGACATTATGCGGTTAAATTAAACGAAGAACTACTTCTACCCGAAAACGAACGTATGTTTAGAGATGAAATGTGGCAAATAATCGGAGATTTACACCCCGAGCGTAACAGGGGATTTCGCATCGAACTTGAAGTACATCACGAGCAGAAAAAAATCGATTTGTTTACCGAATCAATGTCGAATTATGAAAAGCATATAATTTACGCGAAACATAGGAATAGGTTGAGAAATGCATTCCCAGATTATGTGTTTGTCGAACGTCATGTGTAATTATAAACAAAATTGTGTCATGCTAATGAGACCACTCAACAACTTGTGATGTTTCTCACTTGAAACTGTATTCACATTATCGAATATGTGCATGATGAGATCGTTATCGTCCTTAGCCTCTTCATCATGGATCTTCTCTTCAGTACGTAAATAGTCGGCTATAACGTAAATAATTGCATCCAAAAGTTCTTCAGATGCCATCTCAAGCCATGAATTTTTCACTGTACCCCACGTTACGGTATCGTCCATGATTCGAACTCCGTGACCATATTTCATTTTTCCCATTTTCATACGATCAATAACTGCTTCACGAACACGCATATATATATCACATGCGAATACTTTAAATCACATATCCATTTCTTTTTCCCAATCTGTAATTTCCAACGTCTTTGAGGGTGGTACCACAAGTGTTCCCCGATTAACAACACGGCATCTGTAATTCCCGACGTGACAGGTGTGATTTAATTCATATTTAGACACGAACTGAATGAATGGACTGAAATCTGTATCCGCTTCTAGTAATGTTTTGTATCGGAAAGCTTCATCAAAAGTATGAAACGCGATGATATGGTTTACTTCAACACCGTTTTCATGACGCTCAGCGATAGAATAAATTCCCTCTTCTCCATTCTTTTCAAATGCAAGAATATGAAAGGTATGGTTCGTCTTGATCTCGCTGATGGATTTACTATTTTTATCGCTTAGACTATACATACTCGTGTAAGTGTTCTTACTCGCCCCGCACCTGGTTCTGAACCGGTGTGGTGTGGGATTGTGATACACGTTTTGAGGTTGAGCAAACATTTTTTTTAATTTTTTCCATGTACATGTCTACTTAGGCTGAATTAACCCATTTTTGCATCTTGCCGACGCTCCACACGAGACTCAAGATCGCCGTAGCGTTTTTAATAGTCTCGTCTAGAGAGTTCATTTTGTTTAGTTTATACTACCCGAGAATTTACTTAGGTGTTCTTAAGGAAATTGGTAACCCTCGACAGCTTCTTCGACGACGACGGGTTTTTGAATAGTCTCATCGATTGTAACCGACTTCTTGGGTTTGGGCATAGGTTCGGGTTTGGGTTTTGTATTTTTTACACTCTCACGGACTTCATTGTAGATTTCAGGGAATCTATTGTATGTATCATTCTTCTTGGAAAAAAACATAACGAATGCCAAAACGCAGAAAGATACTATCGTAGAAATGACAAAAGTTCTGAGAATCGTCGGTTTGCTAATGTTCAGCATGGTATACGTTATGTGAACATTTTAATATTGTGTATTTGTATATGAAAGTCGCTCTGAAAAGAAGCCCAAACCCTAAAAAGAAATACAGGGTTACTTTCGAAGACGGTTCACACGTCGACTTCGGAGGTAAGGGGTATTCGGATTATACGATTCACGGAGACCCGTCGCGTATGAAAAGGTATCTCGCACGTCACGGACGCATGGGTGAAACGTGGACTAAAAGTGGCATGAAGACAGCTGGATTCTGGTCTAGATGGCTTTTATGGAGTAAACCGTCGATGCCAGGGGCCAAAAAACTCATGACAAGGCGGTATGGTATCACATTTGTTTAAAAGAAATGATCGGTCCTGTAAAGTTTGGCTTCGTAAGAAGAAGCTTTACCAAGTACATTGACATTCTCATTACCATACAACTCTCTACATCCTAAATCGTCCATACAGTCACAACCGTCGTGTGTTATAGGTATCGAATATATCTGCTGTCCAGGTGTAGATGTATAATAATGATATTGGTCACGCCGTCCACGTACTTCTTTTCCATACAAGGGGAGTGTCTCGTCATTCTCACCTAAGAGTACACCCATCTGCTGAACGTGACCAGGTTTATAGTCTTTTATAGGAGGATCCCTAAATTCAGGCTGACGACTGCGGACTGGCTCTCTCTGACGTGTAGGTTCGGGAAAGGGTGCGTGAACAGGAACTTCAACACGCACGACCTGTTCAGGTCTCGATAGAAGGTAACCAATTATACCCAAAAGTATAGCGATTAACACATATCCAGCTACATTCGCGTTCTTGCGTTTCATTTATATATCCTAGGAAAATATTTTAGGACGCGGGAGTATCCCGAGTTTAAGTTGAACCATCAGCCACAGTAAGAATAATATCGTTTTTACCGTTTGTCCAGCCATCTTATTGTCCATATTATATATAGGACTCATCAGTCTCCCAAAAAATGTATGTTTCTCTTTTACACCGGTTAAATGAGATTCTAAAAGTGTCAATGCGCATGTATCGTCATTGATCGCCCAGTGAAAAAACACGAATGGTATTATGACCGAATACATTTTCAAGAATTTAATATTACTAGAAAATGGAATCACGAGTGATGATATAAATACTATGGTATGAATAATAAAAATAATATTCATATCTTAATATGGACAAAGAAAAGAAAGCGCGTTCAAAAAATAAATTTACGTGGTCCCCTCAGCAAGAGCAAATATTGAAAACGTGGGGAGAAGCTTCTGCGTGTTACAGGTACATGCACAACCACGCATTTTTGATTTACAAGAAACAAAATATGCAGTTTTCACTCCCTGTGATTGTTTTGTCTACAATCACGGGTACTGCGAATTTTGCGCAGAGTTCGCTACCTGCTAGTATAAGAGGTGCGGCACCTGCGATGATCGGTGGGTTGAATTTGATCGCAGGTATAATAGCAACTATCATGCAATTTCTCAAAATAAGCGAAATGATGGAAGGAAATCGCGTCGCTTCGCTCCAATACGGCAAACTATCGCGAACGATTCGTTTAGAATTGACACTTCCGATAGAGGAACGATCGTGTGATGGATCAACTATGATCGACACGTGTCGTGCTGAATATGACAAACTCATCGAACAGTCCCCACCAATACCATATTTTGTCATCCAGGCATTCGAAAAGCAGTTCCCAGATGATAACGCAATTTTCAAACCAGAAATAATGCACATCCAACCAATCGACATGTTTATAAGTGAGGATGAAATGGGTAACGAATTGAAGAAGGATTTATCCGCGATCCGTAGCGGGAACGATGTTTCTGATTTAGAGGACGTTGTCATAAAATCTTAGAAAGACGACGTGTCAGATACGCGACCATTATGAATAACATTACATTAAAGATACCAATACAAATTAAATAAGGAAGAACCTTTCTTTTAACAGGTTCAAGTATCCTTGTCTGAATTGTATCACTCTCTAAAAAAATATCTAAAGCTTGATCAGTAAGTTCGTCAGCCATGGACTCTTTCATTAAAATAATACCACAAAAAAAGTTGCGCCCACCAACGCTCCATCAAAATGAAATTGATTTACTGGAAAAATATATACGCGATGGTAAAAATGTATTTATATGTGGACCAACCGGGTGTGGTAAAACTTTTATCGTGAATAGTGTACTAGAGACAAATAACACAATCGAATTACATTCCGAACTCTTCCAAAAAAAGAGTACATTCATGAACCTGATAGGCGACACTTCATCAAATATACTCATCGATGGTTATGACTCGTCTATACACGGACATAAACAAATCATAGACCGTGTTTCTGAACAGAACGAGAAAGTCACTCGAGGGTCTGTCATTGTAACATCTACAAATGTACATATGGTGCCAAACTTCAAACTTATCATCGTACCTCGTAGGACACCTGATGCTATATTTTCCCTGGCGTGTGATAATCCGAGAGCCCGTATGGCGGCTGACGAATGTCAGGGAGATATTCGGAATTTTTTCGACTATATGAATTTTTCTCATGTGAAGGACGTTTTTAGAACGTCCAAAGATATTGTCGTAGATATACTGTCAAAGACATCACAACCATTCGACTTATCACAAACTATTCATGAACACGGACATGTCTGTGATGTCATATTTACAAACTACACACGCTCGCATGGGTGTGATACAGCTGCGATAACAGAGTCACTCTCACAGACAGATATTTACGATGATTATATGTATAAAGGTGACTGGGGATGCATGCCATTTTTCGTGGCACATGCTATGGCGATTCCCAAGCTGAATATGGGACTACCCATTAAAGTAGACGATATACAACCCGGTAGTATATGGACTAAATATGGAAATTATAAAATGCGTAGCAATAAACTCCGCACAATTCAATCTAAAAATCAAACTAGGATCGGTATAGATGAATTAAGTTTATTACGGAAATACGCTATATCCGGTGATATAAACCCTTTAATAGAGTATAATCTCGAACCCTTAGATTTCGATATTATGAATCACCTCGCAGTTGGAAACAAGCTCAAACCAGCAGAAGTTTCGAAAGTTAAAAAGAAGATGCGATTATTAATAAATGAGTGACAGTTCGGAAGAAGACGAAGATCACGAGGTCGTACGTGTGAACGGGTGTGGCATATACTATTATGGTGACGTCGATAGGGAGAATGCACTCGACTTTCTAGACGAGTTTAAGAAGCTTGAAGTAAACTTGTTGAAAAAAGCTATCGAACTACCGGGGTATACACCCACGATCAGGGTTCATATACATAGCGACGGCGGTGACGTTTTTTCGGGATTGAGTATGATGGATACTCTGAAATCGTCACGTGTGAATGTCGTCACGATCGCAGAGGGTACGTGTTGTAGTGCCGCGACTTTTATGTTGCTCGGTGGAAGTGAGCGTCTCATGGGGAAGTATTCGTTTATTCTTATTCATCAACTGTCATCTGGCTTTTTCGGTAAATATAATGAACTGAAAGATGAAATGAAGACGTGTAAAAAAATCATGTCGGTCATCTGGAATTTATATGAGAACGAAACGTCAATCCCAAAAGAAAAAATGTCACAATTTATGAAGCGCGACATATATCTCGGATATGATGAATGCCTCAAATACGGGATCGTTCACGGGCATTCTTAGTAGTGATATATCGCCTGTATAAAAAGACTACACCTATTATAATAAACCCAATACTAATCGTGTTCATATTCATAGGAATGTTCGTTAATGGGGGAGGCTTAAGTCGCTCCATTCTTTCATAATTTACTACCGGAATCATCGTACTACATTATGGACACAATTTTTACCACCGACAAAAACGGCAAGAAGCGCTACATCGACATCAGGGTCGAAGAGCGGGGTGAATGCTGGTGTATTGTTAAGGCATCTGGTCAGGTTGGAGGCAAAGAAGCTATATCTGTGACTGAAGTCCCACTCGGTTATGAAAGTGCTGTGAAACGTGCGAACACAGTATGGAAAAATTTGAACACCAAGGCCACTACAATCCTACCCATGCTCGCTAACAAGTGGGAAAGTCGTAAAAAGTACATCAGTCAACCCTTCTACGTTCAACCCAAACTCGACGGTGTACGCCTACTTGTCTCCAAGGATGGGGGTATCTCGAGGACCGGAAAGGTTGTACCCGGGACTGAAATTCTTGGCAAGGGTCTTGAGGAGGGTCAATATGTCGACGGTGAAGCATTTGATCCCAATCTCGACTTTGAAGAACTTACGAGCATTTTCAAAACCGACCCCCTGAAGCTCAAGTTTCACGTGTTTGACTACTTCGATCTCAATAAGCTTAACATGACATTTGAGGAACGGTGGGAAAAGGTTAAGTCTCTCAAGAACCCCCATTACGAATACGTGAAGACGACACTCGTCACGATGCATGACCATGTATCTTCCATTCATAAGCATCATGTCGACGAGGGTCATGAGGGTACTATGATCCGTGACAAGGACAGTGTGTATGAAGTTGGTCAGCGAAGCAATTACCTTCTCAAGTTCAAGGATTTCCAAACCGAAGAATTTGAGATTATTGGTGCTAAGACTGGTCATGGTCGAGACGCTGACTCGGTTGTATGGGTATGCAAAACACAAAACGGACATCAATTCGCGGTTCGACCCGAGGGTACCATCGCTCAACGTGCAGAGGATTACAAGAACCGTGAGAAGTTTGTGGGAAAGATGCTCACTGTGCGCTTTCAAAATCTCACCGCTCTAGATGTCCCGCGTTTCCCCGTTGGGGTGGTAGTCAGGGATTATGAGTAAATTTATACGGGTGGGGCGGAGGGATCTATTCTAGCTGCAGTGCGCATATCGACGTGTGCTGATGGATCGATTATAGCCGGTCCGTGTCTTGCTGCTAGCTTTGAGAAATATTGTAGTTCAATGTGAATTTGTTTAAGTTCGTTACATATTTTAATATATGCCCACTCCCTTTTTGTGGGGAACATTTCGTCGTCCATTATTTCCATAATTTTTCGTACATGTTCCATACCTAAGTCAAGCTTAGAAAATATAATATCATAATAAAACATGTCTCTCACCCCAATCAAGTTAATCAGAAATGTTTCACTCAGAAATAAACTTCTTAAAATCAAGCGTGAAACCGCCGAAATTGACAAGAACGATTACATTGAATCGAGAATGACCACAAATACAAAGGCTCGTAACCTCATGGCTATAGAGGATGCTTCGGAGATCGCAAAGAGTTACCTTCTCAAGAAGAATTTCTTTGTAAGGTTTGGAGAGGATATTAAAAAGGAATCGGGCAAAGATTTCAAATTTTCATTTCGCGAGACCACTGCGATGGAACGAAAGCGCACACCGTTTAATGGAGCCACTGGTATCGAGTATATTTTGATGGAACATTCTTATCCAGATGGTTCAGGACATTATGGTATGGCTAAAGTCGATCATGACACTAAGATTGCTATAATCTATGATTCGATGACAGATATAGAGACAGATTTCGAGGAACCACTTCGTTCACTACTTGGCCGTAGGTACAAAATTACTATGGGGGCGATTTACGGATGCTACCCGCAACCTACGGGTGGTTTTGTATCACAGTCGTTTACCAATTTCAAGAATAAGAATTCGACGGGTCTCTCTCAAAAGAAGTTGGAAGAGGCATTTGTTATTTCACAATACGACGAACTTTCCCAGCATCATTTCTGTTACATGGAATCGTTTGTCGCTATGATGACCGACCTCGGTATTCTCATACCCGGTCCTAAAGACCCACGCGAACGTCTCGAATATATTAAAAAGTTTATCTGGAGAGTGATTCATAAGTATGTTCCTATATCGAATCGTAAAACGGCTAAATGGGAATATTTTGAAGAGAATTTTCCCTATATTATGGAAACGACCGACAAGAACGGTAAGCGTTTACCTATGCGAAATGGTATGATTCAACTTCCTCCATCGAATGGAAATGTGCGTTTTAGGGTGAAGAAGTTAAAATTCACTTAAGTAGAATCAAAATATTGTAATCTTCATGTAAACAATCAACATGGAAGACCTTCAAAGCCTCATGGCTTGTCTCGACGACATCTCCAGTAAGATCCCTGATGGCCTCTATCTGGAGATGGCCGATAAAATGAAACGCGTTCATGATCACATGAACGGAAACAAACCATTCCATGAAGACACGTTCTATTACAGTGACGATGATTCTGAACTTGATAGTGATGATGACTCGGACAGTGATTACGAGGTGCGTTCACCGATGAATGCAGAGGAAGCAGACCGAGAGGTCGGGATTGAAAACATCAGACGTCATCTTCTGGATTATGTGAGGAGCATGCACCAGACATGGAAAGAGCTTGAGAAATGGGAAAATGAGCTGAAGAAAGAGCGAGCACGAGCTCGACCACTTATCACACGTATGACCATGGCGCGGAAGAAGTTGGCTATTCAGAGATGGTGTGAAAAGAACGCTTCTTGGGCTCCCGGGGGTGAAGCTGGGGAACTCGTTGGATGTGGTCCCATCGTCACTGGGGCTAACTTCTGGACTTGGAAAAACCTGGTGGAAAACGGTCTTCGGACAATTGTGTTGGAAATTGGAACCGATGAGGAGAAGTTCACAGATTTCGTGTGCTATGATGAACTTTCACTCGAAACACTCCATAAGCTTCCCGCCTTTGAGAAGAAGATTTACGATGACTACAAGGAAGAATGCAACCGTTTGCGTAGTATCGACGATACTTTCATTGAAAATGCGAGTGCGAATGTTCGCAAGCGTGAAGAATTGATGCAAACGTGGGAGATGAGGGTACAGGAACAGGAAAACAAGTTGAGGGAACTTGGTGCCCCGGTCTTTGCTCGCGATTACTGGGAGTATGCTACGTGTGATTTTTGGGTGAATGATGAGGGGCGAATGGTGGAGAATGGTTTCGAGGCGCGAGTCGAACGACGCCGTTAAAAAATTTAGCTTTGTACTATAGTAATGAATGTACTTCAGAATGTAATGCGAATAATAGATAGTGTATCTGATAAAATCCCTGAGAACGTCTACCTAACTCTCTGCAATGAGTTAAAAAAACTTTACTCGATCATTCCTCGACCAGCCCTTTCTAGAACGAATAGTGCTGCCGACATACCCTCATCATCACCTGCGAATGGATATTGGTTTAGGTGATAACGAATATAAAGTTTACTAGCGTTTAGTATCCAAATGCTGGCTATTCGCCCCACTATCAATGTACCCAAGCATACAAATCGTTTTAAGAAAACGCTAAAAACGTGCGCAGCAGCCGTGGATCCTTACCGCGATACGTCTCTTCGATACATGGGATACGCGAACGAAGTTGGTGAGGCTTTTACAGCGTTTATTCCGGAATGGGGTGTTCCGGCATCATACTGTGTCGCTGCGTCATATGTCATGTTCGATACAATTGACAAGGGTCAAAAGGCATACGAAACTGCGGATGAAGAAAATAAGATTCAAGACGCACTCAAAATGTCCACCGAAACCATGACCTGGCAGATGCTTGCTTCCGTTTTTTGGCCAGGGTCTATTATTCGTGTGGTTGTAAACATGTCGGATCACATGCTGGTAGATAAACTTAACGGAAATGAACAGTTTGCTCACGTATTGGCTACACTCTTTGGCCTTATGGCTATTCCTATGATCATTAAACCTATCGATACTACGGTTGATAAGGTGATGGAGACCTCCATTTCCAAAGTTATTCATGGAAAGATTAAAACACCCGAAGATGCGAGTACAGCTTTCATGACATCGATGGGTTCTTTTTCTGTTCCGCCTATTATGTATTCTCTGGCCGCCTTTATCAAAACAAAATAATGACCTAAGTCGATATGAATACGATTATATTTCAAGTACTAATGGAACACCCACTCCCCACCGGTATTTTCGTTGAGATGTCGAACGAGTTTGATGACTGGACCGAGGAAGATTTTGACAAAGAGATCAGAAGACTCAAAAAACGCGTGAAAGAACTCAAAAAACTTCAGAAACCCAAAACCCTCGTATCGATTGAGGAAACCGAAGAAGATGATGATGAAGATGATATCATGAATGACCCCGATATTCGTGAGATGGTTGAAAACGGTGAACACACTTGTCACATGTTTGACGCACACTGTCAGGCATGTGAAGAGGATGAAGACGAAGACGGAGAAGATCAAGTGACACAAAGTGACGCGATACAGAGAGTTGACCAGTTGCGCGCTCATTTCTGTTAATCGTCTACGAGTAAATCAAGTTCGCGTTCATACGTTTGTGAAAGTAGTATAGACTTTAGATCTCGAGTAAATGTAATATATGTTTTTGGTATATCTCCCCACAATCTTTCGGACATAACAAATGCCTCCACCGCGCCATCCTTTAAGAGCGGTTCTAGGAGTACCCAATTTGGTTCGTTATATTTTATTCGTGTACATCCTCTCGCAAATTTCCTAGAATAAATGTACCACGCAGCAATACTTTTGTATATGTGGATAGGTTTCTTTCCCTGGCGAAGACAGTTTTTAAGAGAAGGAACTACGAATGTGTGAAATTTGGTAAAGCCATCCATACATATCCTATCAAGATCATCCACATTTACCTTACTCGAAATCCGTTCTTCGACCATATCGATATACTCGTATATATCAAATGGGATATCCGTATCAATAGATGGAGCAATCTCTTCTACTTGTAATTTTCTAAAGTGTGTACGGTGTACCGGGTCGTTCATGACCTGATCGAACGTATCGTATCCGGATAAAACACCCATATACGCTAGTGTTGTATGTCCACCATTTAAAATCCTAATTTTAGCCTCTTCATACGGTTCTATATCCTTTGTGATAACCACCCCGACATCTGATAAATTTGGGAACTCTGACGCGAATTTATCTTCAATAACCCACTGTGTATACTCTTCCGTCTGTACAGCCGTCGCACCGAATCCGGGGAATTTTTCCTCAATCTCGTGGCGAAGTGTATCCGTCGTACGGGGAGTGATACGATCTACCATACACGAGGGAAACTTTACATTAGCTTTGACCCAGTCTGCGAGATCGTGTTGGTTCGTTTGGTATAGATACGCCAAAAATTGTGTTTCGAGTACGACCCCATTTTGGCGAATGTTATCACAGCATAATATGGTTATGGGATTTGCCCTGTTTCGAAGTCCACACGCGAGATATTCAAAAAGAGGAGATCCAGGTGTGTAACCACTTTCCGTGACTGTAATTGTGATGAGATGAACACTCGGGAGTGTGAGCATGTGTTTCGCGACAGTCCTATTCTTGGTCCAATCGATATAGTCGAGGTGCGATCGGACCTTTTTGTACCGTGTAGGTGTCTTAACTATATAGTCATCTATTTCACGAAACCCTTCATTCCTAAGATTAACTGCGACGATCCCCCATCTAAGATCACCGGTTTTTCTCATATATTCGTCAATGTACATCGCCTGATGCGCCCTGTGGAAATTTCCGTACCCTATATGGACAATACCTGTTTGACATTCAGTCTTGTCATACATTCGTTAAGATACTTAGACATATTATTTCTATATGTATTAATGAACCGCGTCGCAGTCGATATCGATGAAGTTTTAGTACCGCTAGTACGTCCGATGGCTAAATGGGCTAAGTTGAATATGCCATCGAGTAATAGGTATGCCTATGTATATCGTGACATGTTCAACATAACCGAAAAACAGTCACAAAAAATGGTGAGAGAATTTTACAAAACGGAAGAATTTATGCTGCTACAGCCAACTATCGGCTCACAACCCATGCTCCGTCTACTACGCCCGGGTATAAGTAAAATTTACGCAGTCACTGGACGTCAAGACTATGTGAGACAGGAAACTGAAGATTGGTTACAGTTTCATTTCCCAGGGATTTTTGATGATGTTATACTGACGAATAGTTACACGGACATGGAGGTTCCGAAGTCTGATATTTGCAATAGCCTAAAGCTGGATACTATCATCGACGATAATTACGGAATATGTGAATCGTGTCAAGAAAATGGAATTGCGGCTATTCATTTTGGGGGAAGTGATGGTGTGTTATATCCATGGTGTTCGGAATATGAAAACACTGTATTGAGTTGGAATGAACTTTATAACACGTATGAAGACGGTAGCTACGAATACATTAACTGAATCAAGGTTTATTTGTAGCTAAAACAAGACCTACTAGGGTAGCAATTTCTACCAGGAGAAGTGTTTGCTGTGTCATAACAACTATTTTTGCTCTAGTCGTCTTGGGACTAAAATCGCCATATCCAACCGACGCCATCGTCGTAAAAGAAAAGTAAAAAGGGTCAATGAGGGACTTGAATCCAAATTCAGCTGGATTCATCATGGCATATACGAGACCATATAATATAGTGAGAACAATCACCGAAACTTGGACATACATTTATTATATGTACATATAATAAATGCTGTTAACCCTAACGTTGTTAGGTATCATTTTATATATTTTAGTAATTAGATCACGTAACGAATCATATCTAAAATACGACTGTTTCTTACTATCACTTCCCGAATCACGGGACAGACGCGAAACGTTCATGCGAAACTACGACTCTAACATTCCAATAGAAGTAGTATATGGAATCAATACGAAGGTGATAGAAAATGCAGAAAAATTTCAACAATATATAGATCCAAAATATTATCGTCAAGCGATTGCGATGCATTACAACAAATCAATTAAACGACCTGATATAACATATTTCAACCTAGGGGCAATTGGAGCCTACATGGGACATATAAACATAATGAAAAAATGTATAGATAAAGGTGTCAAATACGCATTAATTTTTGAAGATAATGTTACGGTGAAAAACCCTCAATTCTACACGGAGGTACAGGATGTTATAGATGTTACGGGTGGTAATTTCGAGATGTGTTTCTTTCATTGTCTATCTAGGAAGGTTGATAGAAAAGTGACGAGTACGATTGAAGAAGTTTCATGGGTTTCTAGTATGAAATGCTACCTCATTAATGTCAAGAATATGGAAAAATATATTAATTCCTACTTTCCCATGGATAACCATGTCGATAATAAGACTGAAGATATTATCGCACTGGGTGCGCGCGTGTACTATAAAGATTTACGGGATAATATGGAAATAAATCGAACACGCCCGAGTACGATAGCGCATCATGATCATGGAATGAAAAATTTCTTTTCGAGACAAAACCCGAATCTTACCCCGGGTGACCTGGAATATGGTTATTAAACGTTATCTATAGGTGAGAGTGTAACCCCGTCTCTACTTCTTCTCTTTACGCCATTAAAAGCGTTCAACCACCTATTGACAGCACGCCCAGAACCCGTAACTGATGCGGCATCATCACACACGAGTATAGAAAGACCGTTGCAAACGTCGGGTTTATTCTCTTTATCTGGAAATTGTACCAGAAAAGCTTGGATACTGATAGCTGGTATATCGGGTGAATCGTCTAGTAACTTATCATATTCCTCGCGCGACTTCATGATAAAATCTACAACGTCATCGCGGTGTTTGACATCTAGGGAAAGTTCCATATCAATACTCCTGTAAAATTTAGACCATTGTATACACATGGCTGAATGCGATTCTGAAAGAGGTAGACTTTGACTGAACTTACTTATGGATGACAATATACCACCAAGCACATTCAAAAACGCAAAAAAATACTGAATAATCATGATATTATTTTTTGTATTCATAGATACATCCTCACTCCCACTTGGATTAAGAACTGCAAATCCACCTACACCGGTTATACTCGCTATGACTATACTGGGATAAGCCAGCCAGTCGTTTTGTTTCTTATAAAATAGACGCGCATGATTATGTAACCAGCGGTACCCGGCCGCTTTCTCCGCCCATTTTATAAGTAACTTTTCTTGTTTTTCACACCATTCACACGGTTCGGGGCTAAGATCTTTTTCACCCATCCTACTGTGACGCGATATTTTTCTTGATGGTCTCTGCTGATAGTCTCGCCAATTTATCAACTTCTTCGTTTTTAGGGTTTCCGTTATGCGCCTTAACCCATCGCCATTCAACTACTTTCAACTTTTTACGAGCTTCATCAATTTTGACCCATAATTCCTTATTCTTTACAGCAGTTCCCGTGGCAGTTTTCCACCCATTTCTCTTCCAATTCACTATCCATACCATGATTCCCTGTTTGACATAATTACTATCCGTGTAAATACGCACTTCTTGAATATTTCGATGGAGACATTCTTCAAGAGCTTTTAAAATCGCGGTCATCTCCATCTGGTTATTTGTGGTATCATTCTGTCCAGCAGTGAGTTTAAAGTTATCACTGACAACACCCCAACCACCACATCCAGGATTCCCGAGACAACTCCCGTCAGTGTAAATCTCATACATGGTTACTTATCGTGGCTTATCCTTATACTCCGAAGCCTTCTTAGGTGTTTTACATATCGTATCACCACAATGATCACGGTTTTGATAGATAGAATTGATAGATGTCGAAATTTCACTACAAGATTTTAGAGACCAGCGCCCTAGCTTTGGTTTATCCACTTTAATAAAAAGGTCAAATACTTTCTTGAACATTATCTAGAATGAGAGGCTTATATTTAAGTACGCTTATTTGCTAAGCGCCTCGATCGACGCAAGGGTGGCGGTCTAGTAAGTTCCTCAAATTTATGAACATACTTCGCAAATCTGTGGTCATTTTTAGGCACTTTTGCCTTATCATAACAGGTCTGAATGAGTTTCTTATCACCGTTTCCCTGTGTGAGAAGATTGTAATATCTAAGGGTAACCTCAAACATAGACAGTGCCATAGTTCTATTAATTTCCATATCAGTGTTGTCTTGTTCCCTTC